CCGCTGAGTAGAGTTTCGGCTGGTATAGTTAATCAAGGTTACCGTCTTGTTTGCACCTAGCATGCCGAAATAATCACCCTCCGCATTCCCTCGTGAGTAAGGGAAAAGAAACCAATTTGACAACGCCTATGAAATGCTAAACTCGATATATTCAGTCAGTTCCGCCTTCCACACCCTTCGGTGAGTACTTGGACCTGTTATTTTCATTCAAGGGTTTGTTGTTATGATGGAATCCGCTTCAGACCGCAAACGCAGTCCTTGGCTTGGATTCATGAGGCTCAGTGAGCCGCAAATATTTTAGTGCCTGAGCGGGGCTTCTCCTTTCTCTCACTGGTGCAGCATCATGAAAAGCTGACGAGTAATTGTCGAAGAACTCAGACCATGCTGGGAATGCGACATCCCATACACGTATTAAAGGGTGGCTTATCGGTCCGGCCACGTTGCATCCTTTGAAATAAACTTCAAGAGTTTTCTGATCGGCTATTGAGATTCTAAATGTGTCTGCGATAAGTTCCCGCGAACGCATTGTTGGTTCTCTATAACTCACATCGGAATTGAGTGCCTGTAGAAGCGACGCCCGCTCCCACCATGAAGTGCTCTTATCTCCCACCTTTACCTGCTTAAGTAAATTAGAATGCGCCTTGACTGTCGTACGAAGCACATAATCGGCAAAAGAACCAATAATGGGGCAACCCCTATATTGGTGTGCCATAGAATATCCCTTGGCACGGCATAGCATCTCTAATCGGCGGTCTGTAGCCTTAACATCCGTTCTTTTAGTCCAACCAAAATTGACAAGCACCTTGCGAGGATCAGTCAACACGACTTGATCCATGTAATCATAAATATTACCACAAAAAGAGGCCGTTTGTATAGACCTATGCTTTTCAATTTTGACTCTAAACCCTAAGTCTTCGAACGTCTTAGCCGAGACACCGGATCCAACTGGAACAGTGAACAAACCATCATCCCCCTCAACTATAACACCCTTTGGAGTAGTTCCACATGTCTCACAAGCGAAAAGGATTAACATAAGATTACTAAATCCATTTCCAAGCGAGGTACACATTTCCCCACTCATTCTCTTTCCATGCACAGAGGCATCTATCTCGCGATTACCCAATACATAAGCCTTATCAGCCAATACATTTTGGATAATTTTATAAATACGTCTTCCATCAGGCGTCCCTGATAACATGTACTTGTACAACTGCATTTCCACCATTAACATTACTTCAGTAGTGAAATGAGACTCGAAACTAGTAAAATCAGTCGCGAAGTACTCATAACCATCCTTGTGTAATAACTCATTTAGGTAATTTGGTCGTTCAGGCACAGGTATATATTTTATGAATTCCGGTTTCTTAAACACTTCATGTTCAATAGCCGAAAAGGCAGGCCCCACTATGCATTTAAACACATCCGACCTGGAATTAATCCATCTCGGCAACTTATACTCGGGGTAGGCCTCATCCTTAATAAAGGACTTAACCATACGGATCCGCTTCGCTAACTCACCATGATCATTAAAATCATGATAAGCCCGACTTAACTCCGCCTTACGGGACTCAGTATAATCAGTTTGTTTTAACCACGTATCAAAGTCGTAATCACAATCTCGAAGTGGACTGAAATTCTTCCTCAAATACCGTCTAACAAACAGTCTAAATGCGCGTTTCGTGGCACGCTTGCCAGGCGGAGGAGAACGTAAAACTCTCTTCGCCATGCCAAATATATTGGAATAAGTATCTCTAAAATCAACGCGTGGTAGAGCAAGACCCTCCAAGAATATGGTTAGGGAACGGCTCACAGGGTGATCTATCTTCGGTAGATTAACGCGACGAAGCTTTGGAAGGAAATCGACACTTACGACTTCCTCCAATCCTCGCTCATTAACGCGGTAACCAAAGATAAATATAATTTTAGGTTTTAAGTGTTTAACACTTCAGGTGCAGCCGCGCTTTGCACTCTCTCTCCAACTAGGTTGTGAAATTTTAATGAATCGTGATATACATCAACACCGTCCAGCCAAGGGCTAGAACCCGTCATTACATGACCAACTTTGCCAGAAAGAAGCGCTCTGATACGCAGCTCCCTATCTAATTTTGTGAATTTTGGGCCAGAAACTGTAGGGCTAAACACGCTATCCAGTACTAAATAATCGACAATCAAAGTTTCACAGAAAACCAGTCGATCGGTTGCATTATACCTCTGGTGCAACACCAGGACAGGGTCAGAATCCACGTAAGGGATTTCGTCGTCCTTAACACCCTTAGAAAGAAGGTCGAAAGGCAAGACTTGATTTCTTAACGCCCTAGGAATGGCAACCTTCCTTACCGGCTTAATGATGTTATAAACACCAGTCCTCCTATAAAACCAAGAATACCAAAAAGGCATACGCGAGTTACTCCATAACTGTTCAGTTACGGTGAGGTCCTGGTGTTTCACACTCTCAAGAAGTTTTAAGTTTAGGTAGAGATTCGGCTCATAAAAATAAGAAAAATCTCTAAAGATCCCAAACCTATGGAAACAGGTCAGTTCAAAGTTTGTGGGCAACCACTTGTAACTGAATCCTTTGAACAGTATAACAAGTGTTCCTGTAATACACATCGACAGACCAACCAATCCGAAAAATATCAGACTAGCGAGTCCCTCAAAGCCTTGCAGGTAAGAATTGACGCTAAAGGACAGGCCAGCGACAAGGGCCCCAGAAAACATGAGAAGTACTCCGGCACTGATCCAGGGTAGGTCAGTTATTCTAACTTCTCGAAGGTCCACGAAGATCTTAGGAACTTGTGTAGATGTGCATAAACTCACTTTTGCAGTCACTACTTCAACAGGCGTCATCATTATCTGGATGATAGCATCCATCACAGGTTTTACTAATGTATAACACTGCCTACTCACAAGGTACTTACTGTACCAATA